AATTCATATACTAAGTTTAGAGATGCTACTATTGAGATGAACAAAAAACTCCATGGTAACTACGACCCTAACTCATTAGTAAAAGTGAAAAGTAAAGACTTTAATCTTTTGTTTACAATGTTTAGAACATGGGCTTTTGAAGGGTTTAATACGAGGTATAGTAAAAAAGTCTGGAATGATCAATTAGGTAGATACACTAAAGGTAGATATAATAGTATTTTTGATGTAGGAATAAAATCTTCCTCTAAAATACTAATGAAACTATTAATGAAGAGAGTTACAAGACAATCTTCGGAAAGCATACTTAGTGGTGTAGATGACAATATAGATGCAATAAACTTAAAGAAGACTTTATCTGCAATAAAAGTGCAGGCAACTATCCTTGCTTTAGGTATTATGCTTAAGAGTTTAGCAGAAGGTACAGACGATGACGATCCAATTGAACCGTTATTAATGGCTTCTATAAACATACTATACAGAGTAGAGCAAGATTTAAGTTACTATAGAAGTCCCACTACATTTATTAGTGTATTCAAAGACCCTACACCAGCTTTAAAAACTATATTTGATTTTACAAGAGCTGTAGACGGTACACAAAGATACATGCTAAAAGATAATTACAGAGGGGATCATCCTTTACATAAATGGGCTAAAGTATTCCCGTTCACTAATCAGATATATAAGTGGACAGTTATTACAGAGAAAAATTTAGATACATCCTACGGAATGTCCGATTGGATAGAGCAAGAATATTTTAATGAAGATAAATAAATGAAATTAGGCTTTGGATTAACATGGGCAAAAGGTATAGTATTTGGTGTAAGACACTTCCAACCAGAAGAGCATGCACCTTACTATGAAATACAATTTTTTTTAGGATTAATACAAATTTTTATAATTATAGATTATGGCGACACTGACAGTGACATTAACTGAAGCCGTTTCTTTAGGAGACGGCAGTACTGATAGAGGTACAACTAACATACAAACTATTGCTAACATAGATGAGGTAGATCACAGAATAATGGATATTCCAACATCTTGGGTAGACATTATTAAATTTGATGCTGCTAATTCTGCAGGTACATTTGCAGACGGTACAGTAAAGTATCTACGCATTACAAACCTAGGAGCAACTAACTACATTAATTTAAGAATTCGTACTGCTGCTTCTGAGTATTTTGTAAAAGTAGAATTAGAAGATCATTTTATACTAGGTAACAACTCTATGGACGCTGAGTCTGGAGATGCTTTTGGTAGTGATGTATCTTTAGCTAACATTGATGCAATAGCTGCTAAAGCTGACACTGCCTCTGTGCGTGTAGAATACTTTATAGCATCTGTAAGTTCATAAAAAAAGGAGGAAGGCTAAAAGCCAACCTCCTTCTATTAATTCCTCACAAGTACAACAACAAGCATCAACAACAACACACAAAACTTGTGAGGATTAATGCTTACTATATGTGATCTAGTAATAATGAATCAGCAACAGCACTACGCTCTGCTAGTTCATCTTCTATCTGCTTAATTAAAACGCCTTTAGACTCTTCGTACTGTGCAATATCGTCTACCATAGTAGCCATATCAAATGCAGAGTAATCAGATTCTAAGTAAATATTAGCATTCTCGCCATTTGTAATAGCAATTGGATAATACTCACAGCATCTCATCTTAGTATTGTTATAGTCAGTAGGAACTGCTACAACATTACGAGGGCTTACTAGCACCTCTAGTATTACACCCCCACCATAACCAAAGTCATGTACATAATCCATAGAACCTACATGTAAACCTGCAGAGCAAGTTCTATCAGGATCAGAGTCACATTCTTCTCTTGGCATTGTGATAGCTTCACCAACTTTAACAGTCATACCATGTGCACCTGAGTGATATGGTTTAAAAGTCATAGACTGATTAAGTGTTTCTTCTATACGCTCACCTGTGTTTTCATTGTAGCTAACGCTTACAACTTCTTCACCTGTTTCTGCATCATACTTACGAGCAACTTTCACTGCTTTGTAAGCTAAGAAATAACCCTTATCAGTTATTGGATGGCCATTGTGCTCTAAGAAGCCAAACAACTGTTGTCTAACGCTTTTGTCAGGGTTAAGCAACGTGTGTTTCCAGAAATTAACTAAAGGCTCTACTGCAAGTCCTTTATCAATATATTCTAGCAACTTCTTAGCTAGAAATTCTGGTATTGGGTCGCTAGTACCTTTAAGATACATAGCTGAATTCCCATCAAACTCAAATCTTCCATCTGATTTAAATTGGATTTTCTTTGCTGGTACACAAAGTTCTTCTATCTTTGTTATAATATCTACTCTCTCAGTTAGAATATTACAAGAATTGTATTGCTTTACCAGAGCAATAACTAGTTCAGCATCAGGAGAATCCTTTCGGATTCTCTTGTGCTTTCCATCAATAATTACTGTAACGTCGTTTGGCGTTACTTTAGCTACTAAGTAATTCATCTTTTTGATTTTTAGCTGTTAATGTTAATTTAATTTGTTGATTGTCAGGCATTTTGCCCTTTAAAGATAAGAAATCTTCAATTGATTTCCTAGAGTTTGAGCTAAACTCTACATAGTTTAAAAGATCTAAACCTTGTGAATACTCCACCACTTCTTCTAGTTTATCTACTAACTCCATGTCGTATCTAACAGTGTCTGGAATATCTAGCTTCATGATTTCTTCTACAACAGGTTGTATATCATCTTCACAACGCCAACATCCGTTGGTATTGCCTTTATAAAAGTTATTTAGACTATAAAATTTACTATTTAAATCCTTATCATAAAGTTTAAAATAATTTAAAAATCTAATTTTTTCTATATATTTACCAATATATTGCGCAGTAGCAAATCTCTGCAAGTGTGTAGAATCTTTCATAAACTCATGTGCTGTTATAAATCCATCAAGGTTTGCAAATTGCTTTGCAACATCTTTAGATACTTTTAATACTCTGTAATCTGACTCAAATTTGTATAGATAATTGTAGCTGTTACTATAAAAAGCTCTACTACTACCTAAAACTTTGACAACTTTCTCAAGCTCATCAAGATCCTTTGTTTCAGCATAAACTACAGCTTTAAGTTTAGGGTCTCCTTCTTCAGGATGCAACATTACCTGCAAATCTGAAATCTTATACTCTTGGTTAGTGTACTTAATTGTAGTTTCATAACCATCAGCTTTAAATTCAGCATTACGAGCAAATACTTGCTTGTTTACTTTACGACGAGTCTTGTTATCAACTACATCTCCCATAAGTTCGCTGTCTAGTTCAGTTTCTTCTACATCTGAGTATTTAATCATACTTGAAGATTTACCTAACAGTCTGCATACAGTGTTAAATGTTGCAGTTTTCTCAAAAGAAGGTCTAGGGTCATTTAGATTAAGTTTAGTATCTAAAGTCCTTTCTCCTATTTTAGCAGGATCAACTTTAAAAGCTACAAATTCTCCTACACTATTTATAAGAGTGTAATCTTTATTTTTACTAAAGTTACTGTCTACATAATAGAAATTAGTTTTGCCGTCTAAAGCTGAAAACAAATCATACCAAGAGTTACACTCTTTTTTGTAAATTGTTTCTCCACCTATAGCACCTTTATTACTAACTAGCTTGCAATGATAAAAACTAATGCCATCAAACACTTTATGAAAAGCCCCTGTATCGTTAGTATTCTTATCGCAACTTAATTTAGGAAATGGAACAAAAGGTACATCATAATAACCTACTCCTGCAATATCTGATTTTACTGCATTAGGGTCATCACTTGTCATCCTTCTCCAAGTACTATGTCCTTGCCCTAAAACGCTAATAACTTTCAAATACTCACCAAAATCAGTGATATTTTCGTACTTTTTGTTAATTTGTTGCTTAAATTGTCCTAAAACAGATTTTAATTTATCTTGAATAAGAGATATAGTCTTAGATGTATATCGTAACTCCTCACGAGAAGGAACTAAGTCTAAAACACCGATATTAAATTTAATACCAACACTACCTCTAAAATCAGATTCACTAAAATCATCTAACATATTCCAGTTAAGTGGATACACTACTTTACCAACAAGTAGAAAAGGTTCTCTACCGTCGTTAGTTATAATGTAATCGTCAGTTTCTTCAGTAACTTTGTAAGAGGAATTACCTGAAGTATAATAGTTATTTACTTTCCCTATAGATTCTACAACATTCTTGAATACAAGATTGTCAAAGAAACATAGTTGAGTTGCAATAGACTCTTTAAAAGATCTTCTATCATAACTATCTTTAATAGGAACAATTACGGTGCTACCGTTTTGTTGATCTGTACTTGCTTGGTACACTTGATCCATATGTGGGACATTGTCGTTGTTACGATATATCATATAATATGTCTCAGTACCATTGTGTCTACTAGACACATAGAAAGTATCTGAATAAGCTAAAGGTGATTTAGCACCTAAGCCAAAGCCGCCAATCTCATAGTTGTTGTCTCTCTTAGTAGAAGCACCGAATGTAGTAAATACATTAGCAACTCTATCTTGAGAAAGACCGCAACCATAATCATGGAACATAATACACTCCTCTATTCCTAGAATTGTGTTCTTCTCTACGTATTCAATGCAAACCGTTTGCTTCTTAGACCAGAAAGACTTATCATCTTCTGCTTCCATTGGAATCTTACCCTCTAACTTAAGGTTCCGCTCGCGGTTTGCATCTATACAATTTGAAGTGATCTCACGGACAATCGAACCAATAGGGTCCGAGTATAAATTAATCAGGCTATCCATAATGATAGCCTGTGATCCGTCCGTTATTTTAAACTTGTGTTGTTTTTGTACGCCAATTACTTCATTGACGTTTGTGTGTTGTTGTAGTTTCATTAGTCAAATGGTTCTTTTTCTGGTTTAACTGGATTTATAACTTTTAATGTTTCGTTATAAACTTCTTTCTTTAAATCTGGAACTGAAGATACCTCTGCACCGTCAGGGATTGTTGCCCCTGTCCTTTCTTCCCACTCTTCACGTAAATCTGGATGTTTAAATAAAACTTTTGCAACTCGATGTTCATAGTCTACAATATTATGAAATGCAAATATGATTATTTTGTAATCACGGTTCATTTCAGAATATTTACCTTTAGCAAACAAATTGTAATCTGTTTGATAAAAAGAAGGCACATCTAGTACATACATAACATGGTGATCGTCAGGATCATATGAATGTACAAACAGATGTGTATTTTTTATAAAATCTTCGTATTGCAAAAACTCTTTAGAGCCACTAAATTTGTAAAGAAGAAAGATGTGATTATCATACTGAGGGTATTCCTCATCGCCAATAAATGTATTTACTAGCCCGTCTTTTACTATGTCTATCTCTGTAGATAGCATTGGTAAAATATATGTAAATGATTTATTCAACATCATCTTCGTAAAAATTTAGTAGATTATAGCATCTTCGTATCCTTGTTTAACATTCCAAGCATTAGTTAGCTTGTATTGCTTATACTCAGATAGTAAGTTTGTTATCTCTTTTCTGCCTGCTTCCATCCATTCAGCAGGTAACTTGTAAACTGCACAGTCATAAGCTCCTTTTGTATCTACTGCTACAATAAAAGAATCTATAGTATAATCAGGATACTCAGCTTTAAGAGCATTCTCATAAAATGCTAATTGTCTGTGGTAAGAATACTGCAAAACAGAATACATAAAACCTGTAACATGCCAATCTCTTAGCAATATACCTGTTTTGTTTTCTAAAGGAGTGCATTCACTATAAACTGGCCCACTAGTAGTTTTAAGATCTACTAAAGTTACAGTTTTAAAAGAATGATCTACAATAACTCTATCTAATTTAGACTTACAATTAACGCCATCTTGTTCAAAATAAATTTCTTTCTCGTTAAAAGTTTCTACACTTTCATCTTCTGAAAATAATAATTCATTTGATTTTTTATGACCTTGTAAAGACATTAAACATCCTTCTATTATTTGTCTATCTTTTTGATTAAGAGCTACTTTTCCGTCTGCTTTCTTTAAGAACTCATAAAACGCTACATTTTCTGGTTTGTTCTTAAAACTTTTAAAAACTGTAGCAGGTTTAGTGTGAGTTTCCTTGTATTGAGCAGCTGCATATGCTGTTTCGGGTATTTTATCTTCTGATATACCAGATTTCTCTAATTCAAAATACGCTTTAATGTATTCTCCCATCTTACCTGATACAGGCTCAACGTCAGCCATAACAAACTTTTCTGGCTCAAGTGTAAATTGATGAATAAGAGTTCCAAGTTGCATAGCACCACTTTTGGTTTGCATTTCTTGTTGTTTACGCATAACAAATCTTCTAGGAGATACTTTTAACTCTCCTAAATCGCTATTAGATACATCTTCTTTAGCGTAGTAATTTTCTTGCAACATTTTTATCTTCAGTTTTAGTTAATAGTTCCATGTAATCGTTATACAATTCTTGCCTTTGTTTATGAGCATGAATTTTAGCGTTAGCTACTACTCGATCTCCTTCATCTGATATGTGATCTACATATAGTTCTGGGTCATCTAAAGCATTTTCAAGATAATACCTTACGATATTATCTCTGCCATTATCTATAGCAGCTGTTAGTAATCTAATATCCATAAAATGTCTAAGATAATTAAAACAATTAAGCTTAAACGTTTCAGGGTATATAATGGTATTTTTTGCCATAATTATGATTTTAATACATTAATATAAACTCCTGGATTTTCTTTATCATACTCATACTCTAAGAATATAGGTACTATTTCATCAGCATTGTCATCAGTTATCCATCCATACTTAGTCATCTCATCTTGTATAGTTTGCGCAGGGTTGATGTAATCAAACTTGTGCTTACTTTTTCTTACAAACTTAAATGTAACTCTATATGGTTTTCCTTCTGTTGATTTTTGTTTAACAAGTTTAAGAAAATCTTTCTTATGTTTAATCCAAAACTGCTTACTAGTCTTATAGTAGGTAGCAGTTTGTTTAGATACTATAAAGTATCGTCCCGTCCATCTTCTTCCATTCTTGCTCGATGGGACATTTCCTGGTATGAATATTCCTCTTGGCATACATATTCTATTAGTTCCGCTGCACCTTTAACTCCATTAAGAGCTATAAAGTCTGAAAAGTCTTTTGACTTATAGTCAAAGGTATTGAATTTTCCGTTAGTAAAAAATAACGGTATAAATCCATATAACTTTTTATGTCTATTAGCAAAAGATATTCCAGTGTAATCAAAGTCATATAATATGTATATTCTTGCAAATCTGTCAGTTAAGTCTTTAACAACGTCTGCAGGAATGACACAACTCTCTGACGATGGTGCCACTGAAGGTATTCCAAATATATCTAAACACATAACATCTTTTAGTGATTTAGTAATAACTAACGTGTCCCCCCGAAGTGGAAGTTGGCTCAACCCTTGTAGATCAGACACGCTAGTATTACTTAACCATTTAAATTTACTATATGGTTGATATATTTTCATTTTTCCATCAGGGAAATGATATGCATATATAGGATTAAAACGATTACTGCTAACAATAAGATTATCATTAACCCATACATTGTTGGCAGCTCGTACATTATATTTATTAAGAATTTTACAACATATTCCATATTTAGACCAAAAGGTTTTATCTTCTTGGGAATTCCAAGGGCGGGACTTTATTTGTATAGTAGTAGATGAGTCTTCAATGTTCTCAAACTTTTTATTGTGTACACCATACTCTTGTTTAGTAGGTTTAGCAAATGTAGTGGAAGATATTCCTAATTGGAAATCATTGTCAATCATTCTATAAGTAGTAAATCTAGTGGCGCTATACATCCTTGTTAAGAATGTAAAGCAATCACCAGAATCACCAGTACTAAAATCTTTATAGAAAAACTTACCACTACTATGTTTAAACACAGTAAAAGAAGGGCTACGATCTTTCCTTAACGGAGATCTCATAGCTCTACCCATTTTAAAGTCATCTCCTATGTAATAAGAAAAGATGTCTAGACAGTTAATTCTGTCTAGAATCTCTTCCTCACATAGTTCTACTATTTTAGTCCCATACATTAGGATCTAATTAAAATGGCATCTCTGCACCACCTGTTGCCATAACTGTTGTAGGATTTGATCCTGCTACAGCATCTGGTTCAGGCTTAACTAGCTTCTTTCTATTCCAGTCTGAAATATAAATAGTAGTTTTGTCTGCAGGAATTGCCATGTTTTCGATAAAGTTAGGATACTTAGGAAGAGATGCATACTTACCTTTGTAGATAAATAACATTCTAAACTTAGTTCCAGCAAACTTTTGTCCAAATAAAGCTATAACCTTGTTACCATACTCTTCAAAGGTGCTTACGTTATTTATAACAAACTCACCTTCTGACATAAACTTAGTAGCAATATGCTTTACACGACGAGAAACATCAGTTGCTTGCTTTTCCACATCACCATAATCTGGATTAGCAGGAAACTCTGCATGTTTAACTGTTGCACCATTAGACTGCTTAAATTCAAAGTCAAGTCTTCCACCTTTTTCTGTATTCAAAGATACACTCACTAATTCACAATTTTCTTGAATACCTACTGCTGGCATTACTCCACCAGTACTGTTACTTTCTACGTTAGTTCCGTACATTTTTCTCTCTTTTAGAAATTAATTAATTGTTATACTGTTCAATAGCTTCTGCTACTAAATTTAAATCGTTTGGAATTTTAACAGACCCAAACATGTCTTTAGGAGCTTTACCTGTATTAGCACCATCATTCTGTGTTATGAATGAATAGTCCATACCTGTCTCGCTCTTAGTAACGTCTGTATACAATACAATAGTAAACATACCTTCTAGAGTAACTACATTATCCATCATTTTACCGATAGTCTTTGCTTTAGTAACTTTATTACCGTGGGCATCAAATGTAACTTCTGAATGCATCATAAATACTACAAGCAAATCGTCACGCATAGATTTAACTGCATTGATTATCGACCAAGCGTTCTGAGCAATCTCAGTAAACTTTTTGAAACCAGTTTCGTTAGCTCTACGCATATACTCGTTAGCCATAGTGTATTGATAATCATCAATAACAATCGTCTTTATTTCAGGACGTTTCTCATTAATGTAATTCAAACATTTGAGAATCTCGTGGGGTACATCACTAGAATGAAATCTACCGTCAGGATTCTCTTTGTTGAATACAGGATATTTACTCTTCCATCCTCTAAACGGTAACGCCTTGCGGGCTACGTTAACGATAAATGTTGAGTCAGGGTTTAAATTTTCAATTGAAGTGGATTTCCCTGTTCCACTTGCGCCAACTATTAATAGTTCTTGTGCCATTTAAAATAGATTTATTTCAGTTTTTACTTTATCTTCTTCTGCATGTCTTGCATCCCATTTGGTACCTCTAAGCTCTTTGTGTTTTTCCTGAAGTTTACGACGACAACGTCCTACCCCCTCGAAAGAAGGGTATTCTCTGTTGTGTAAACCTTTTAGAAAATCTTTAGTGCTTAGATCGTGTATATTAACATTGTATGCTAATAATATAAAACCATATAGAACATAATCACAGTCTCTAGCCTTGGGCTTGTTGAGTAGTATCACTGACACCCTCTTCTCGTACTTCTTGATCTTCATTGCTTGAATAGCTTGCTGGTTTAGCGTCTAATATTTGATTATGCGCCAAATCATTTTCCATAAGTGCAATGCA